CAAAAGAACGAGCAATGGAATACAACCTTTCTACCTTCAACTTTCTTTGCAAGAAACTGGATGTTCATCCCGTTGCACTTGCTTCGATCGTCACGGAGGGAAAGATCTGGCACAATACGGCGTTCACTTCTATGGATGACCACGAAAAATGCCAAGAGTATTTAAGAAAGTTTCTTCAGGAAATGGATTCAGATTCAGAGGAGGGGGATAGCGTTGAGTAGAGAAAGCAGGGATGCTAAGACAGGCAAGCCCACAGGTAGGACATGCAAGCAATGTGGTAAGCAATGGACCTTTTACTACAGACCAGCAATGGATAAAATACAGGACGGTAATGCAAACCTATTCAGGTTATGCTCTGAATGCGCTGCTAGAAACTGGCACGCGGAGATTGTAAGTTAGCCGGGTTGGTGGAACTGGCATACACAGCAGACTTAAAATCTGCCGACCGAAAGGTCTTGCGGGTTCGATTCCCGCACCCGGCACCATTTTAGATAGACGGAATATGAGAATGATATGGATACCGCTGATTGCCTTAGGGAAGGAACTGTAATCTCTGACCATGTAGAAGGGAAGAACCGGAGATACTTCGAGATCCAGCAGATAAGCAACGGTTATCTCGTTAGCTTCGGATTGACAAATGGGTACTGGTTCTTTTCCACCAAGAAAGAAGTCCGAGACTACTTGATGGAAGAGATTGATTCCATCTGGCAGGATCCTGAATCCTGATTACAGTAGAGATCGCTTGATGGATTAAGAATCCCACACAAAAAGGGGAGGGGCTAAAAGCCTCTCCCCTTTTTCTATTGGAGAACAATAGATTGTTTCTGTTTATTTCTATATACTTTGTTGCTATACTGTTTACTCTTGCTCTTTGTAGGGCAGCTTCTCTGGGAGATCAACAGCTAAAGCGAGAGGTAATACGCATGTCTAGCACGCAGATAATCTGTATAAAAACAGACGCATCCGATGAAGAATGGGCTGCTTTCTACAAGAAAGCAGCAAAGCTCATAGAGGATTCAAAGGGTAAAACCCTAGAGGATAACGCTGCTAATTATCTATATGGAAGTATCGAGCCAGAGCATCAAGACCAGTCCTGAGCAGATCGAGATCAACGTCTACGTTCATAGATAAGCAAGTCTCCACAGCAATTAAACAATCATTGCCTGCATCCCTAAGCCTAGATCTGGCAGACGATATCGCCAGTATCTTTGACGCCATAGCGTTAGCTGATTCTTTGAATGTATTTTTAATCCCGCCCTTCATGGAGGGTGACTTGATGAAGCATCCCGATATCTGCATGAGATCTAAGTACATCTCAGCAGCAGAGTATTGGGATTTATTTATCTTGTCATTCAGAAATAGCTCATCAAACTTCGTCTGGTCCAGAACTCTAGATCTTCTGAAGATTCCCCTATGATCTATACTTTCTATTTGTATATTCTTTTTTGATCTATACTCTTCTGTGCCAGACTCAATCAGGACAGGGTATTTAGTCTTCGAGCCAACTATCTTGCTGTATTTCTTCTTGTTCTTCACCTGAGATCTCCCCGTAATCTATGTTCAGGTCATCGAAGTTTATATCCATGAGAGATTCGGCAATATCTGACGAGCTTTCCCCATCGCTATACCTACCGCATGTCGGGTCATACCTTAGATTGCAGCTACCCACTTCCCCTAACCACTTAAACCTACACTTCCATACGTTCATAGTGGTTGAGCCTTCGGATACATCGCGAGAAACTGTGAGTCCGAAGTCTGCCTTGGCCCACCAAGCAGCCGAGCCAGAGATATCCCCTCCGTTGGGGATCGGAACTTTTCCTCCCTCTCCCCGATACATCTTCTGCGGGTGAGCAACAATCCATATATGGATGTGATGCTTCTTCGCAAAAGCATGGAGCTTGGTTAGCATTGTGCTGATCGCATCGGTCTCAAGGCTAACGTCGGTGTAGTTAAATGGATCTATCAACAGACCATTAACCCTCTCATGCTCCACAAGTACCTCGGTCCTCCTGAGGATAGAGTCTATCGTGTTCGAGGATGAAGAGTCCAAGAAGAAGAAGTGTCCATCTAGCCACTCCGAAGCCTTGACCAGATCATCCTCTCCGATCTTTGAAGCGCCCTCGAATATAGGTCTGCCGGAATACTTCTCTATGAGTTTGCCAGCATGGATCTCTATGGGATTCTCAGCGGAGAATATGGCGAACTTCCACTCCTCCTTCATGGCTAAGGAAACCATGAAGTAATCAATAAGCTCGCTCTTACCTGATCCGGGTACGCCAGTCACGACAGTTACTTGATCCGAGCATACGGTATACAAACTATCAATCGAGGTTAATCCTATCTTGGATCCACCCTTGAATCCGCCAGTCCTCAAGTCGTCGATGTACTTCGTGACGGAAGAAGCTCTTATAATTCCTTCATAAAGAATGTTCTTAACTTCTGATAATGCCGTCTCCATAATCTGTGGACCGTGAACAGAGAGTGCTTCGTTGGCATCCTTCACCCCGTACTTCGACCAGTCGATTGTCCCCACTCTCCTTCTTCCGAGGTAGTCAGTAAGAGATGAAGCAAACGCCTTGCCCTTCTCGTCTGCATCGACAGCGATAACAACGTCTATTCTTCCTTCCTCCAAAGCTATAAGAACTGGACGCAGGAACTCGGGAGGAGCATCGCCTGACATATTCGCGCCTTTAGGAACGCTGTGGGCCTCTATGCCGCACGATCTCATAGCGATAGAGTCGAACTCTCCCTCGACAATTACAACCGTGCCTGAAGCATCGTCGGGCAAGGAAGGGAATAGCTGGTTGCATACACCAGTCTGGGAGAAGTCTTTACTACCAGCCGATCTCCACTTGATAGATCCATCCTTATACTGGAAGCCTATAGCCTTGCTCTTACATCCAAGTCGATTGAAATACACATCGTCAGACTCAAGCAAACTATTCCTAATCTCACCTATCTTATTTATATCTATTGATCTAGATGATAAAACCTTACCGAGAAATTCCTCGCTCGCTGGTGAGAAATTAGGAGCCCTCCTGAGTGCAGGCTTTGAAGGTCTGTCCTTTCGCTTCGCAGTGGTGGCAATACCACACAGCTTGGTTTTCTTCAAACGTAATAGTTAAACACTTAACTTTTTTATTATGATCTTTTCTGTCATCTGAACACTCTGGACATCGGTAATTACGCTTACCCGGAGGGCCGGATGTGAACTCGCTGATAGCTAGATCTCGTATCAAACTCATTTCTGCCCTTGACAAGACATACGAATATGCCTTATATATGTTCCTAGTAGCTATTCAATAATAACCAGACCCCACCAAGGGGGTCTGGGATATGTTCTAATAGATTCATATGCTCTCATATTCCTACTATCTATTAGAGCATAGACTATAGAGTTGGCTCGATCCTCCTGAGCCGACGAGGAGGGGTAGGGTTTTATCCCTTTTTCCCTGCCCCTCCTCAAATCAATCCCCTCCATTTCCTATACAGATCTTTCCGTATTCTGACTGGCATGTCCAAGAGATCGTTCGCTCGACGGCGAGCCTCGTACATATCCACGTCGGCGCAGTAGCACACCTCCTCAAAGAACGGCGTGTTAAACCACTGGATGACATCTTCCCAGTCAAGCGGATTTCCCTTGCATAGATCCTTGAATGCCTGCACAATAACGGCTGCATTCAATCTTCTAAGAGCTTCCTCACTCCTATAAACGATCTCGGATTCTCCTTGTCTATCTGGTGATATGCTTTGATGACTTTGATCTGCCTGTCGTTCACTATCACTCCAGTCTCCTGAAGCAGATCCATTATCAGACTCACGTCTAGGTCTGGTCTTCTTGTTGCGTACCATACTACTACTCCCAGCTCAACGTCGCCTTCGATCGGATGATCTTCCGACACTTGCGACAAGAAAAGTTTTTTATACTTAATTGCTTTTTCGCTCTTGATTACCCTTGGAATGCCCCGTACCCTGACTAAGCGTCGAGAGTTTGACTTGCTTGCTGGCTCGCCTAACACCTCCTTGCTCCAGTCCCAGTCAGAGCTAATCAATATATCGCACTCATCCTCAGACGCCATACATAACCTCGCCAGTGATTGAAAGGGATAACTTTGAAGTTAGAGAACAAGCACAGGGCTCCTGAATCTTTCATGAGATTCTGTGCTAGTGACAGTTACTCGCGTGGAGACAGTGACTTCTCCGCAACGGATCTAATTGAAGAGCCTAGAATCGTCGCCTTAAAAAGGATGTATCCAGACATGGGAACTGAAGATCCGTATGAAAACCCTTGGAAATACATAAGCACAATCTTCCACTCTCTGATGGAGTCTCACTCCCCAGACGGTGAGGTTGCTGAGCAGCGATTGTTCTCCGAGATAGATGGTGTAAAGATATCTGGAGCTATGGACGTTCAGGTAATCTCTAATGGGAATGTGACTATTGGAGATTACAAAATGACCACATCGTATGCGATTAAAGACACGAAGAAGTGGGAGCAACAGTTAAACATATACGCTTGGCTTGTCGAGAGAGAGACTGGCTACAGTGTTAGAGAGCTTCTAGTCTACGCATTCATTAGAGACTGGAAGATATCCATGTCTGAGAAGATAGCTGACTACCCATCCACGCCGGGGTTAACGATAGATATTCCCCTTTGGGATTTCTCTGAGCGTCAGGCTTTCATAGAGGCAAGGGTTGATTTGCACAGCAGATGTGCGAGCCTGAGTGAGGCGGATCTGCCTGCTTGCAGTGAGGAATCTAGGTGGCCCTCTGGAACTCTCTGGTCAGTTGAGTACCTTTTGGATTCCAACGAGCCATCCAAGAAATTCTTCAGAACAAAGCGAGATGCTAATAAGTTTATAGATAGTCTCAGCTTTGAAGATCAGTTGTTCACTAGCCTGAGTAAGACTTATGAGACATTCAGAAGGTGCAAGTCTTACTGCGAGTTTTCTGACGTGTGTTCCGTGTGGAATGAATGGAAAGGATCTAGACAATATGACTGAAGCAAAGGGAAAAAAGAGGGACGTATCAGTGGAGCTTGCCCAGAAAGAGATGGCATTGAAGGCTCCCTTCCCTCCTCATAGAATAAAGTGGAGAGCTAGCGATTTCAGGGGGAGTAAATCGAAAGCCCTTCTTTACATCGACGCTAGAGATGTGATGGAGCGTCTCGATGATGTGGTCGGTATCAATAACTGGAACACGGAATATAAAGACCTAGATAACAGATGCGTATGCAAGTTGTCTGTTAGATATGTAAACGATTTCGATTGGATCACGAAGTCTGACGTTGGAACACAGTCTACTTTTGAAGGTGAAAAAGGTATGTATTCTGACGCTCTCAAGAGGGCTGCTGTTCAGCATGGGATCGGCAGATATTTATACGATGATAACATCCTTGGTAATAAATCTTTTCCAACAGCGGACAAGTATTTCACCAAGGAAGCAAACGAGGAGATCACAAAGCTAGTTACAAATCATTACAGGATGTACACAAACCAGACTGCTGTTCATCTTGATACACTATTCAAATCAGCAATGACGCATAGCGCCCTTATGGATTGCTACCAAAAGAATAAAGATCTGGTAACTAAGCTGAAGGAGGAAGACTCCGTTGCGGCTGAGATTGTTGGAGCGTCATTCAAGAAATGGGCCAAAGTCCTGAAGGATATGGAAGAAAAAAATGCCTAAAGTATATGGAAGCATCAGAAAGAACGAGAAGCGAAACAGCGACAGAGCCCCCGAGCTTACTGGGTATGTCAGACTTGGTGGCTACAAGGGCCAGAGAGCAGAGGAGAAGAACAGGGAGTGTGCTTCTTGGCTAAGGAATCTCGCTAAGGATTTCGCTGAGAACAAGCAGACCTATATCAACCTCGCCGTCTGGAAGGCTGAAGACAGAGAATCTGGCGAGCCTTATTTCTCGATCTGCATGGAGGACAGCGCATGGCGTTCATCCAATTCTGGTCAAGGGGCAGGCGGTCAATCACAGCGAAGTGTTCCGAACTCGGCCTCTCCGAAGAGCGCAGACCATTCGGAATTAGAGGACGTAGACTTTTAGTTATCATGTTTAAATCGGAGGACTATCTCAAGGATGTTCGCAGCCATGCTTGTCTGATCTGTGGCAAGGATGGGGTTGATGCGCACCATCTAAGATCCTCTGTTACTGGTATACATACTGGCATTGGCATGAAGCGGTGCGGCGATGACCTCGCCGTGCCGCTATGCCGGACAGATCACATGCTTTGCCATGAGTTTGGCAGAGAGATAAAATTTTGGATCAAGTACGGCGTCGATCCTATCCATTGGGCAGAGGAAAACTTTAAAAAATGGAAGACTTAGCCATTAAATTTGAAGCCCAACTTGTTTCTGCAAGCATGACAGCGAATGGCGGACACAAGATCGTCTTGAGAATAAACCCAGAAGACATATTGGATAACCCATACAACTCGCCAGAGAAGTCTATGGAGGCTTCAAAGGTGAGATCCCTAATGCTTCAACAACCGAACACAAGATTCATATGCGCTCTTGTTCAGCTAGATTCCGAAAGCGACCAGCCAGTCGAGCCTGAGTCTTTAGTGAGGGCTAGGAAGATATCGAATGTTATCTCCATGCTTTGCCGAACTGAGAATGAAGAGCTTCTTGAATGGTTGAGCCATAGATTTATATGGCTAGAAGAGGATAAAGATTCTCTTTCTGCCCTGAAGGAAGTAGCTGGATTTAAATCTAGGTCCGAGTTAAAGTCCAACCCGGAAGCTGTTGAGTCTCTAGAAAGGATTGTCCGTGAGTACCGATCGAGCTAGTCAAAACTTTGACCCCGTAACCAAGCCTGCCCATTACACGGAAGACAGAGAGCATGAAACGATTGACGTGATAGAAGATTGGAATCTTGATTACCATCTAGGCAACGTAGTTAAGTATATTTCTAGAGCTGGTAGAAAAGGATCCTTGCTAGAGGATCTCAAGAAGGCAGATTTCTTTCTCCACAGAAGACTCGATATCGAGTACGAGCGAGAAGAAGAAAGGGCTAAGCGCGAATGGGAGGGGTGAAGAATAGAAAAGGCGACTCCATCAATCGCGAATGGTACGAAGCTCACACCGATAATAAGTTAACCAGAGTTATGGTTGTGTACGGGGGGAAGAAGAGAATGGTCTGGGGTATAAAGAGCGGTGACTCATACCGCTTTGTAGACAAGTCCAGGGCTGTTCTCAGGTAGTTTGCTGGCAACCCAAAAGAAGGGTCGATCGGGAGCGATCCTTTACAACGGGGATGGATGAATATCTCGTTGCCAGCATATGATGACAGAGATAATCCATCCCTCTCCCGACCGTGGGCTCGTAACTCAGTCGGTTAGAGTGCCGTTCTTATAAAGCGGTGGTCGCGGGTTCGAGTCCCGCCGAGCCTACCACCTACCTGTCAGCAATCCTCATGCTGATACTGATACCGTCTATAACATTCCTTATGCTTTTCCTAAGCTCGTAGATAAGGTTCTCACCTAGAACTTGTTCTACTTCATCGGTAATCAGAAATCCCTCTGCGTTCATAAGACATATTTTCGCTTGATATAAACTAGCCAGAGATTTCTTCTGATTAGAAATCTCCGCTCTCAACATTTCCACCTTCATAAAAATACCTGTTCTCTACTTCGTACAATATTGAATAAAAGTTTTTATCATGACCACCGTATTTTCTTTTCCAGTGTGGTCCGTGTTTGTAGTGCGAAATCACATGGCAGTATTCATGTATCAATACGGATATAGATTCACTTCTAGATAAGAACTTGCTGACCCTGATGAGTGGAGTACCACTTCCAAGCTCGACATAACCCAAGCAATCCTTCTCGGATTTGGGTAGTTTTTCGACTCTCAAACGAGTTTTTCGACCGTACTCACTTATTAGCCATTTATGTATCTGGTGTAATCTATCTCTCTTAGGTATCTGTTTACGAATACTTCGCCTTGATCCTTTCCATTCCGATCCATTCGACATCGAAGTCACCTGACTTTACGTTATGCAGTACGGACAATCCCCTTCTCCACATCTGATTAGCTGGGCCAGCCCAAGCCTCTGAGTGTTCAAAGTAACACCCAGCCACTAGGCCATGAAGGCTTTTACCCATGCTGTCCGTCCTTACGGAGTGGTCATATGTATGGGTATGGCCCTGTATGCAAGTCCCAAATTGCTTAGTCAGCAGGCTAGCTGCCTGATGAAGTCCAGATATCGGCCTGCCCATAACGCCAGACGTGAAGTAATGCGCGAATGAGCATCCATGTATCTTTTTAGGTACAAGGAATGGAACCTCTTCCCATCCCAGATCAGATAACCTTAGGTCTTTTGTGGATATAATCTCCTCAAATCTAGGCTCTGAATCAATGAACTTCGATATTCTGTTTTCATGGTTGCCCATACAGAACACAAGCTCTGGCTTGTATTTATTTTCTTCTTTAGTTCCTTTGTTGTATTCATCTATCTGGTTGTGGAACCTGAGCATCCCATCAAGTCCTACATCTATATCTTTCCAGTAAGACGCTCCATTGAAAGACTTGCTTCCGGGTTTCTCGAAAGAGTTCAGCGAGTGCATGTCCCACAGATCGCCGAGGTTAACCACATAGTCAGGTTGTAAATCAACAACCATCCTGCCTAACCATTCATATCTATGATTTGGTATGCCCGGTTTTGCATGGCTGTCTGGGACAACCATTATCTTCTTTCCGAGCTTAGGCTTCTTGTCGTTTCTTTTGTAGGGAGGGGGTGGCTTCATCTGGTGTATCCCCCTCCTAATCTTCTCTTCCTCTGCGTCGATCTTTTGTTTGTTGTCCATAAAAGAAAAAGCCCCCGCACTAAGCGAGGGCTAATCTCCTTGTCACTCTCTGATAGAATCTATAGCATTGCAGAACATATCTATATCTATTAGATATTCTAATATAGGTTCTGGTATGTCATCATTCCTTAGGGATGCTATCGCTTCTTCGTTCGGAGCCGGACAGGGAGGAACTATCGCCTCCGCCGGACGCTTCACGCATCCTCCGCTCCCAACGCTTAATAAGAAGACTGCGAGAAGGACGTGGGCCAACGAGCTTTTCCATTGCACGGATAGACCTCTCAACTTTCTTCTCTGCTGACTCTTTCTCAGAGCTGATCTTACCTATATATTCCTTGCCCATACCCCATAGAATGAAGACAATGAAAAGCATTATAGATAAAATCAATATTAAAATAACAGGCTCAAGCATTATCCATTGCTGGCCTTACCGAAGTTAGCGCCGAGCGTGTTGATGACGTTGAGGACAAAAGCAACAATCTTGTTATCGCTCTCGTTGGGAGTCATCGTTGCGATCACAGCAAACGCTCCTACTAAATTAAGAACAACCTCAATCACGTTCGAGAAATTCTCAGTCAACCATTCCATTATCTTACACCTCTATTTTTTGGCTGGAACTCTATGTGTATATGATCTTTTTCAAGTACAACATCGAACTCACTACCAAGTTCTTCAGCTAAGCCCTCTGTGAACTCAGCTAAATTCTTAGACTCTACTGCCCATATCCTTATATCAGCAGCATATCCAATATAGTGAAGGGAACCATGAGAATGCTTTCCGTCAACAACAGACGTTATAACCATCTCGTTTATTCCCATACTTTTAAAGTATCCATAAGCTATATTTATACCTAGCAGAAGCTCAGGCTTTATTCCGTTGATAGAAACTCCGTGCTTGGTTCTAAGTGCCATCAGTTTATTCCCCTAAAGAATGGTATAGGTCCGGGCATCATCTTGGTGAACTCCTGCGTGTTACTAAGAATCTGCTTTATTCTGAGATCTATACTATCAATTATATCTCTCTTTTGGGAATCATCCATATTCTTATCTAAGAAAACTCTAGTCTTCATAGATCTAAGATCATTAAGCCTTGTTTGAATACTCTCAAACGAACTCTTCATAGCCAGAACTTCAGCGTACTTCTGTCTCATTTCCATAGCTCTTTCGGGATCTTCTTCTTCTAGATCTCTGAGCCCTGAAACAATTCCCCTGACAGAGAAGAAGAAATCATTCCATCTTTGCGTCTGACCTTCTGATGCGTTGGCACTTTGGAATATCGCACCAACGATCGGGATTTCATCCTGCCTCCAATTCATCATGATCGGCTTTCCGCTAACCAAAGACGTTACCGAATCGAGTAAGCCAAGCATGTAGCTACCCATAGTCCCAGCATATCCTTCTAGAACATGCTCGACAGAAAGGGGGCTAAGCGGTACTGGGCTCAGGTATGAAAGCTGCTTTGCGAACTCGCTGGTATAATATTTAGCTTGAAGTTCTTTCGGCCTATCTTGCATATACTCAGGAACGATAGGCTTGCCGGTAAACCAACTCTTGTTAACCAAGACTTCAAATATCGGAGCCACCGCTTGCGGTCCAGTCAGCGGAAGCTCAAGCGAGTTAACGATTCCTCTAGTTACGGAATTCCCAGCTTCCCTAAGCGACTCATCTTGTAGTATGGCTCTAGTTATATGCTCTGGAATTACCTTGAATATAAGACCAACTTCAAAGGGGATGGGTATCTTTAAAGTTGTTTGACCGGGTAGCGTAATGAGCCAGTTGTCATCTCTTTCCGCGTCTGTCGCGCCCTTGTATTCTTCATCGTCTATGGATAGGGATGTATACAGGACAGTCATAGCTGCCAGAAACAGTCCCCTTCTCAAGAACGATGCTTGAGCTTCTTCCTTACCCAACCTGTTAGCTGAATACTCTCCAGTTAAAGACCTGTATATCACGTCCAAGCCTTGCATTCTCGCGTTGAAGAACGGAAGGGTTGGCAGTATGGTATTTAGGAAAGCATTGTTTCCCTTTCTGGTGAAGTTCAGAACTTCCATAGCCTGAAATATTGCTTCGGCTTCGGCCTCGGCTCTTCCGACGCCCTTATTGAGCAGTCTCTGGAGAGTGTCCTCATAGACTACTTGCCTTGTCGCAGCATCAGAGACCTGAGATGCTTCACCCAGCGAATCCCATATCCTTGAGAAGATGGGAGTGATAGAATCAACACTCCCCTTCTTCATGGTCATTCCCTGCTTACGCATCTTCTTTCTGAAGTTCTCTTCAAACTTCTTAGGCTCGAACACATAATCGTATCCACCTACGATCCCAGCATTTTCAAGTACCGAGTAGGTCTGTGTTCTATCGCCAGATAGATCACCAATGAATTTATTCATAGTGTCTATTACTGGTTTCATTTCCACACCGGATGTAACATAAGAAGATACTGAATCTCTGAACAAGTTCCTAAATATAAACATAGGACTTCTTGCTACAGACTCTCGCAACCAAGAAGCTGGCTTGGCGAAGAACGGGGATATGGATACGTTCGGCCTTGTAAATCCCTCTATCGCAGCAACCAACTTATCATCAGTAACATCAAAGTATCTCTCTTCTCCGTTGACCCTCACTGTGTAGTATGCGGGATCAACATATCCATTCTCATCCGCAAATACTTCTGTTGCGATCCCTGCATCGACAGCATCTTTCATGGTCTGCTGAGCTGCAAGATTCTTCATGCCAGCAGTTATTGATGCGCTTAGGTTTTTCATGATGCCCGTGAGGGGATCATCTAGCTGCTGCTCTCCACCCTTCATCCTTCTGGGTACTTTATTGTCTATAAGGCTAGGGAATAAACTCTTTAGCCTTCTCACTCTTCCCAGTGTGAGATCAATTCCTTCATCCTGAAGAATCTGCTTGAATATCTCCGGCCTTACGCCTTCTTCCCCGGTACCATCCAGATCTAAGTTTCTGTAGAAGGGAATGTAGTCAGCGTACTTAACAAATACTCTCGCGAGTTCTTCGTTGATTACGCCTGTGTCTTTCAAGAACTCGACTAGGCTTCCATTCCATTCTTCGTAATCTCTTCTCACGCTCTCGAAAAGCTGTAGATTCCCGCTGCTATTTACATAGTCATTAACTCTGTTCACTTCTTCTTGTGACAGAGGAGTAAGCCTTCCTGATCTCATGATATTTGTAGATCTGTTTGCGACCATCCAAGTCGCCCACTCTCTATACAAATATTCATTAGATTCAAACAGTGGCTGAAGAGCCTGCATTAAACTCTTTTTTGTCGGATCTATTCTTGCGATCCCGCCTCTTAAAACTACGGCTCCATTGTTTATCATTGCTGAAGTGAGACTGTTGGATCTGTCAGCTAAGAGCCATAGGGAATGAGCATTCGTGCTTGCGAGTAGCTCTCTCTCATCTTTCTTGCGTAAAGATGCTTTCTTATTTACTTTAGCTATGTAATCATATTTATCTAGGAATGCAGACCTGAATCTAGATATGTATTCTTTTCTTTTTTCATCATCAAAGATGATGGATTTTATCTTGTCAAAGAAAGACTCTTGAACATTCGGCTTTGCGTAAAGAGTGTTGAGTATTTGTTCAATACTTCTATCCACTCTCGGCTCCGTCCTGACGATTCTATTTTTATTTGAAGCAGATAATCTTTCAGGCTTTGTATTTCCGTCTGCTATCGACGCAGATCTGATGCTAAGTCTTTCGTCAGACTCGAAAGCAGGACGCTTTTTAGCGTAGAGCTTCTTAGCTATTGATATGGCTTTGTCGTCGTAGATGACGTAGTTGGTTACTCCGGCTCCTGCGCCGCCCGAAAGCTGGCCTGCTGCGTACTTGTGCCCCTTGATTCCGGCGGCAGAGAGAGCTTCAGAGACGGCTCGTTCTGATCCTAGTTCTTGAATCTTTGCTCTGTACGCTTCCTCAAAATCATCTGTCGTGTACTCGATTTCGAGCTGTTCAAGGTAGTTGCTTGCAGACTCATTGAAAATCAAATCCTGATACCCGCTCAGAACGTCGGCTAAAAATTGACGGGTTTCCGGGTTATTGGGGTCGGCTACATAACGATCGAGTTCGTTTAGGATTTCATCTCGGTTTGCGTACAGCGGCTGATCGTTGTACACGATCAGCTCGATCGCGTCTCGCACCTCTTGAAGATTTGCGCTGACACGATCAGGGTCGAACCCGAAGAACTGCCTCACGGCCTCAGGCTGCTCGGCCATTGGGGCGTCCCAGTTAGCTAGCTCCGAGTCGTCAGGGATACCGACCTTGAAGACTTGGCCGCTGTTTTCCGGCCTCAGCGAACCCTGTCCGCCCCTAGACAGCGCCTTTCGGTAGTGCTCAGCGATGCCTCGGCTTGACGAAAAATACAGGCCCCAGCCAAACGCTTGCGCGCCCTCACCAGAGCCTACAAAATCCAAACTAAACTCATCAAAGTCTTTACCAGAACCGTGATAAGCTCTCGCTAGCCGCTCGTCATTGAAGTCTCTAACAGCTCTGTTTGTGAAATCCATCCTAGAATACTCATTTACTCTAGGGATAGACCGTTGTGCATTCGGGCTCGGCTGGTTTAGCTGTACATAAGGAGATGTGACGCTTGCAGTAGAAGAAAACCTCTCAGCTTCGGACGGGGTTCCCGTTAATCCAAAAGATGAAGCGATTACGTCAGAAGCTTTTTCAGTTTCGGCATACTTAACCGCTTCAACTCCTCTGCCGCCTCGAAAAATTCTCTCGCTTTGCTCGGGGAACCTTCCTGCTCCAGTATCTCTCCCTCTGTCACCAGAGCCCAGTAGGCTGACTCCTTGTTCCCCTCCGGGGTAGCGCCTAAGCTCTTGCTGTTGAAGTGAGCCCGCGCGATTCTTCGTGCTAAGTCTTCCATATTGTGTCCTTAGATTTACATATTCGTCCCAGTTTTCACTTAAGACTTTTTTAAGGGCGCTTCTTATTTCGTATTCAGCGCCGGAGTCAGCAAGTTTCTCGTGAAGCCTTGCAACTTCTCCAGAGAAGTCTTCATTGTGATCCATTACCGATGTATGGGAAGCTTCGTGAACGAGAGTGTGAAACATTCCACCCACAACGCCATCTATCGTATTGGCATTTGAAGATATCGGGTTAAGGAAAAAGGCTCGATATGGTACGGTTATATGAACGCCGTGATAGTTTTTGTCTATAGATATTCCAGAAGCGTAAGCAATAGTAGGGTCGTTTAGAGGCTCAAGTCTGTAACCACCCTCCTTTCCCGCTCTATTTTTAAACTCAAAAACTATAGACCCTAACTGAGAGAGTAATGGCTTTGCTGAATCTGGTATTTCTAGATTGGTATTGTTGTGGAATATCGGCTTGCTTGTATCTATGGAGCTTGAATCAAGGAACGAAGATGCCTGCTTGGCCTCTTGTTCTGGCGTGAAGCTTTCCGAAGCCCTTCCTTCATTTAACGCTTCCACGCCGATTGCGTCGAGTATCGTCCTGCCGTCAGGTGCTGTTACTTCTCCATCGCCAATTAAAATATTACTTAGCTGTTCTTGCTTACTCTTCTTTGTTTTCTTAGGGGAAGTAAAGACGAACTGGCTGGCTTCTCCAGCCGGAGCATCTCCCAATAAGTCTTTAAAACTTACTAGGTCCATTGAGACTGTGTTAGAGAAAACGTCAGCAAGAGCCTCTGCTTCCATACCTGATCCATGTCTCTTCAAGTATGCAACCATAGCTTTTATGTCGTCTTGTATGCTGCCTCTAAAATTTTCTCTCTGATTGTTAAATGGATAAGAGGAATTTGTCGGGTCTACGCTAGGCTTTATGTTTATGACTACGTTATAGGGAAGTTTACTGGACAAGCTCCCCGGCCCGTATCCAGTAAAATCAGTCCCTAGATTAAATTGATACAAGCCAGAAGACAGAACCTTGACCTTCGGCCAATCGCTTCTGTTTTCCTCTATGTATATATCAGCCGATCCCCAAGAGAAATCAGCGGAAGTATACTTCGGCATTTTATCTAGATCAAAATCTCTACCAAGTCCGTATTCAGAATTGTTGATTTCGCTTGCGTCGCCATACTCTATGTAAGTCTGAGTTAAACCTACGTCACCAATCAGGGGCTCTCTAAGAAAGCTTGCTCCGCCCCAAGATCTAGGAAAGTCTACTTCCTTAACTTCTCCATCTTTAATGTAAGTCTTTGGAAGCTTTATAGTTACTCTCGTTCCGTTCGACTCAAATACATCATCGGAAACTCTTATTTTAAAGTTTTCATTTTTAATTTCTTTCGAGGTGGCGTCTACGGAAGTTTTAACCCCATCCCTTACGGTCTCAAGAGAGATACTCTCAGATCCAAACAAGAAAGCCATCTTCGCAAGGCCCAGCCCGCCTGATCTTTCAGATGCGCTTAGACCGTCTTTGTTCGTGCCGCCTATAGTAAAGAAAGCGTTTTGCACAATTTCAGGAGTCATCCCAACTCCATTGTCTTTTACTTCTATAGTGTAGTTGTCTTTGTTCAGGATGACTTCTATATTGCCTTCTCCCGGGTTAATTAAATTTAAACCAAGTGCAGCCTTTACGGAGTCAAAAGAATTCTGAACTAATTCTTTTACTGTTACATTTGCAATAGGCTTCTCGTACATCGAAGAGCCAAGGAGATCTATAAGTCTTGACTTGTCTGCTCCCAACTCTCCGCTTATCTCTACTTCATTTGCGATAGTAGAAAATCTTGCATCAACATCTTCTTGTGTCGTGTCCTCTTCTGGGATCTCTATAGGCGAAGCAGGCATGAGTTTATTTCTCTGCCCCTGTATCGTTCTGACTTCGCCCCGCTCCCTTGCCTGTATCTTCTTCATGCCGCTAATAACATCAGCCGCATTGACGAATCCAGCGCCGCTTAAAGCGTTGAACATCTTCTCTAAGAACATCGCTATTCTTTCGATAAGAGTTCTGGGCTTACCAGCGATCTGCCTTCTCACCTCAGGAACGCTGTAATACTGCCGGTACATCTCTGCCACAGCTTCTTCTAGTATATATTCAGCGTCGCCCATTCCTTGATAGGTTTGAGATGCCCAGTCGAAGAATGTCTGACCGTCTCTGTTTCTTACCCGATAAGTTGAATTGGATAAGACATTCCATTCTTGAATGGTAAATAAGTCTAAGTCTCTCATTGCATGGACTATCTCATGGTCCATGATGCTGGCAATGAGAACTCGCATCTCTTCGTTGGTCTTGGCCTTGCTGACTGCTTCTAAGCTTATAGCTATACGCCTGAACCCATCGTCATTAGGGCTGTAAGCTCCTTCGTTGATTCCGCTAGAGCCTATCTTTTCCCTTACAGATGCAATGACTTCCTTGCTGAGATTCGCTTCTTTCAGCTTGCTATCTATAATAGATAGAATCTCTTCACCCTTCTCAACGCTCCCTTCGGGAATGCTCTTGAGAACCTTTGCCCTCTTGGATACCGGAGTGAGTCTCTCGGGTTCCTCCGGTAACACAGCCGTAGAAACAGCCGAATCAATATCCCTTAAGAATCTTCTTTGAAGTGATTGCTTCTTTCTCTCCTTCGCTCGCTCGCTGCTGGCTTCCCAGTTAGATTCTCCGGGCTCAAAGGACTTCGAGTATTCATCCTTTAATGCTTCAGCAATATCTCTAGTCGGAGCGAAGGTTATCTCGGTGACATTCACCCTCTTGTTGCTGGACGGATTCTCAGATCTAGATACTTCGCCCGTAGCTCTGTTCTTGAAATAATCATAGGGTGAAACAAACTGTCGAACTGCAAACCCTTCGCCGTCTATGACAGAGAACTTACCCTTATAAGGCTCTATCTTCTGACCGCGATAGTCCGCGAGTCTGGCCGTACCTCTCATGTATCCGGGTAGTCCAGCAGATCCAGCCTTGGATCGTTCGACTGCGGCCTTCACATCTGAATACTTACCGACCAGCGGGTTGCCAGTTGCCTTATCGAAAACTCTATACAAAGCCCTGTTCTGGTTTAAGAACTTTGCTTCTCTCTCTGCATCCTTTTTGTTTACAGATCCACCCACAACGGTTCCATCTTCGTCCACAACGAAGAAACCATTCTGAGAATCCATAACCTCAGTCACAACATTGCCAGCGGTTGATCTGCTGAGTATTCTTCTCTTATCTACAGCACCGGCTTTGATTACCGGAGAGCCGTTCTTATTCAGTAAAGGTCTTATATCCGCGTCTTCAGAAGATTCATCCATCTTGGATCTAAACGATACGGGTGCGTATTCGCCTGCGGACTTCATTTCTTCAGTTCTTGTCTTGGATAGATCACCCCTGACAGTCGCATCTGAAACAAAAGAATTGAAATCTTCTTCGTTGAACCTTCCGGTTATTCTTTCGTAATCACCACGATTTATAGAACCAGAATCCTGAGCTTCTTCGATTAAAGCTTCGTACTGAGCCTCTGTATACTTAGGCTTTCGCGCTTTCAATGAACCTTTTTCTTCTACCGCATATCCCTTCCTCTTCATCTCTTCGATTATTGAGTTGGCTATAATCCTAGAGCCTTCGGAATCGGCGAACTGAACAGGGGATTCTTGATCCTTCTTGAAGAACCTATCGTTCAATCTCTTTCTTACTGCATCTGAAGTAATCTTCTGCCCGCTCTTGAAGCCCTTTACTACAGAGTCAAACTCCTCCGAAGTAAACGAAGGAAGGCTTACGCCATCCCCCTCTTCATCGAAGTATGACTGAACGGTCAGCCCAGAAAGAATTGTACGCATTGCACTACGCTCATCTTGCGTAGTCTCATTCAAGTTTGAAGTTCTTCCTCCGGTACTTCGGTACACAAAGGATTTGAAAGCATTATCGTTGGTCTTTATATTTCTAGACCTAGCAGCGTCCGTAACATCAGAAGCATCCACAGGGAACTCATCCTTGGCTCTCTGTGCTTCCCTCTCGATGTTTTCCCTCTGACCAGACAGAGCTGCTTCTTCTGCTGCTATTCTGCTTTCGTACTGGTTGAGATTATCTTTGTATCTCGCTACAGATTCTTCGTATCTTCTCTGTAGGGTATCTTCTCTTCTTTTTTCGTATCCATTTCTTATTTCCTTTTCTTTCTCGGATAGCTTTTCCCAATTATCAAATGCCTTCTTGTTGGATCTGTATGCTCTAGCAGTTCCGAATGATCCAAACGCGCCGACAACAGGGGCGGTTCCTGCTACAACATCCATCATCTCGCTGACGAAATTTGCGTCCTCGAACGAAATGGACTCTCCAGCTTGAGCCCTTTCCAGCACGGTCTGTGCAAGCTCTGTCGGAAACTCAAGCAGAGACTCTGTAAAAGCTTCTTTTGCAGATTCCTTCAAGCTAGGGAACGTAGCTGCTTTAGCAGTTCCGCCAGCTAACTTGAGAGAATCCTTCACGGACTTAGCCGCAGCGATCTGAACTCCTCTGCCAAGTCCTGAAGTTAAGGCTATCGTTATGAAGTCCATAGCTGCTTGCGGACCAGCGGCCAATGCGGCAGAGTATAGAGTTATGTCATCAGGCGTTACCCTGCCTTCAGGATCCTCACTCTCGGCAACTTCGTACTGTCTTTGCAGGTTGTCGCCAAGGAACTGCAAGGCAAGAGTGCCAACACCAGCTAAAGTTCCTAAAGCAACTTTCGCATATGGGCTGGGAACTGCTGCGCCAGCCCTAGCGAGCAGGGGAACAGCCCTGCCGATCATAGACGCTGCTCTTACGCCAAGCGAAGTCTGTGCCGCAGATGAGGCGGCCAAGGATGGGAGCGTGTACGGTATTGTCTGGCCTATGGCCTGAGCGCCAAACCTATAAGCCTCTGGTAACGCTCCAGATATTCCTTCTTTCTCATAGGCTTCTACAACATCTTCTCTGGTTGTCGGTAACGGCTGAAGCTTTCTTTGCTCTTCCTGAGTGGCTCTATATATTTTCCCGGCTTCGTCTAGACTTTCCTGAGATTCAAACACGTCCCCAAAGATCATGCTCGGGAGAGCAGATATAGATCCCTTCAGGGATTCAATACCGGAGAGAAAAGAACTGTCGAGACCACCGGTCAGTCCTGTACTTCGCCTTCTGAGTTCTTTTTCTACATCATAAAAGGAGGTTCCCTCTTTGAACTCAACAATCTCGCCGTTGATGGGGACTTTAAAATCTCTACTGAGAAAACCTTCTTTAGCCATTCTATCTGATCTCTCCTAAGAGTGCTTCCATAGAATCTATACCCCCTTGAGGAGAGAATAATCCCACCGGGCCAGAGCTGAGATAGATTTGGATTAGCTCATTTCTTCTTTGCATAAACTCAGGAGAGTCCATTTTATATCCTTCAAGTCGAACCATTTCATCTATCTCGTCGAGTATGCTTTTCGTGAGATTATTACTCCGATTCGCTCCAGATCCGCCCGCCCGGTAGTAATCAGCTTGAGCTTTTTGCAGTTCTATCTTCGAGGGTATTTGAGCGGAGAGGGATTCAAGCTCTGCTCGTTTCAGGTCTCTTTCAAACTGATCTGCATTGCGTTTTCTCTGTAGTTCTTGCTGACCAATATAAGTATCCATACCCTTATCTATAGCATTAGACAGACCTTCTGCCCAGTTCTGCCCCCTTGCAAGTTCAGCGCCAGCCCTTATGACAGCATCCCACGCACCTTGAGTCTGCGGAACAGATTGCTCCTCGGGTAAGGTGGGCATCTGG